TATAACTTAAGTAATGAAGTAACTGATACCATAATATGGTTAACTCCTTCAAATTTGGGTACTATATTTAATAGTACAACAAGTACGTTAAATGTATTGGCGGCCGCAGACACTGCATTATCATATAGAATAACTAATGGAGAATTACCCCCTAATTTAATATTATTAAATAATGGAGAAATAACAGGTAGAGTAGCAGATCAACCATCTGATGTGTTATTAGAACAAAATGCGGAAACAACTTTTACATTTACAGTACAGGCCTATTCACCGTTATACCCAGTAGTACAATCTACAAAAACTTTTACAATAACAATTTTGCAAGAATATACTCAGCCAACTGATACACTATATATTAAGGCTGCACCTAGTATAAATGATAGGAATATTATCAATAGTCTACTAACAAGTGAAACATTAATACCAAATTCAATGGTGTATAGACCTAATGATATATATTTTGGTAAAGCATCTAGTGTAATATATGAACATGCATATGGTATATATGCAAGTGAAATTAATGAATATATAGCGGCAGTTACACAAAATCACTATTGGAGAAATATTACACTAGGCGAAATAAAAACTGCTGTAGCAAAAAATAGTGCAGGTGAAATAATTTATGAAGTTGTTTATAGTGAAGTTATTGATAATTTAATTAACCCTGCAGGTATAAGTATACAACAACAAATATATTGGCCGCGCCCAATTGATTTAGGATTAGGACCATGGTACACAAGTATTACTGACATATACACAAGCTATGCAACAGTGTTAGGTCAGGAATATTATACAAGTTTAACACCAGGTTATGCTAGAACATTATATCCAAATAGCTTATTCAATATGCGTAATCGTGTAGGACAAGTTGTAGGTCAAGAATATGATAGTAGATTATTACCATTATGGATGACCAGTCAACAATCTAATGGAGGCACATTAGGGTACACTCAAGCTTGGGTAATATGTTACACAAAACCCGGATTCTCTGGTCTTATTAAAGAAAATATACAAAATAATTGGCAATATACGTTAAATCAAATCAACTTTAGAATTGATAGATTTAGTGTAGATAAGAGTGCAACATACAATTATGATAAAAACTTAACTCCGCCGGCCTGGACAGGATTGCCGAGTGGATATCCTGTACCAAACCCATTAGACAGTAAAGATTTTTATGTATTATTTCCTAGACAAACAATTTTACCAAACGAATCACAGCAATAAATATATAACGGAATAAAAAAATATGAGCACAATTAATACAAACGGAATCAATGTAAATTACCCTGTACCGGGAGTAAATAACAATAGTCAAGGATTCAGAGATAACTTTGCGGCTATTAGAACTAATCTAAATACTGCCTCTACAGAAATTACAGACCTACAAAATAAAGTTGTGGTTAAGTCTGCACTGGCCAATTCTACAGTTAATAATGATATGGCTAATACTCTTATTAGTAATGCATTAACACGTAGTTTCCGTGCTAGTACTTATAATTTGGGTAACGCAATATCCGGTATTATATCAGTTAATGTATCCTTAGGTGATGTACAATATGGTACAATTGCAGGTAACACCACTATTCAATTTACAGGGTGGGGCCCGACTGGTACACAAAGTAATGTGCAACTTCAATTGGCTGTATCAAATAATCAAGCTGTTATTTCTTTTCCGGCAGAAGTATCTGATGGAGTTACCTCATTAGAAAATTATGCTAGTATAGCTAGTACTAATACAGTTTCTGTCCCATATGGTATAACTCAATTAGATTATAGATTCAGTACACTTGATTGCGGTAACAGTATTACAGTAGAACCATATAACAATAACAGAATAGCATCACAAGTTCAACAACGAACGCCTGCCCCAACCGGCTTTCAAGGTGATGTAGCAGGTGATATTGCAATCGATGCTAATTATGCATATATTTGTACGGCTTCATATAGCTCTATTGCAAATACTGTGGTAGTAGCAAATTCAAATGCTACAGGTAATGTTTTAACAATATCTAACACTGGTAGTTTAACTCTTAATGATCCTATCATCTTTACCGGTGCCAATGTAACGCAAGCTAATTTAGTAGCAAATACAATATATTATGTTAAGGCAATTGTATCTTCGGGAGTAAACGGAACAATTTCTGTAAGTGCTACCAGAACTTCAGGCACTGCAGGAGCTAATGTTACACTAACAACAACTGCAAATGGGTTTAGTGCAGTCACCTATAATGGTACGGACATTTGGAAAAGAATTGCACTAACTTCTTGGTAATAAATATTTGAATGGAACACCCATTCATTTCATCTCTGTCAGATAAAACATTAGAAGAATTACAGGGTTCCATTACGGAATTAACTAAAAAACTCAACTTTGCATATCGTATGCAAAATAGTGCTATGATCCATCAACTCAACATGGTAATGGAAAGTTACAAAGCAGAGTATGGTCGTAAAATGGATGAGCTTCTTAAAAAGCAAGGTGATCGTACACAAATTAACATTCAAAAAGAAAGCTAAAATTGACCACACGCATAGAACGAGAATTTGATTTTCAAGCAGGTGTTTATTTTAAAGAAGAATTTTTAATGAACCTGTATTCAATAACATTGTACATGGAAATAGAAACTGAATCTATTAGAGAACAAAATGTTGCAATGGAAAGAATAAAATATTTCCTGAATGAATGCTTAGAAAATGGTATTTTTGTACAGGATACTGAACATAAAGTTATTGAAAAATATAACACATGTGGATTTAAAGTATGTACCGTTCCCGAAGAACCATATGATCAAATTATAACATTGCTATTACTAATCAAACTTAATAGTATCACTGAAGGTAGATTGATTATTACTGACATGACATTAGGTTCACGTTTAAGTGATGATGTTAGATTTATATGTGATATTGAAAGTCCACGTGGTCCTTTAGAAGCACCCGGATGGTGGACAGATGTTGGTACATCAATCTCTGACCCTGTTAAAAAATCAGTAAAAAAAGACAAAATTGTTAAATTGTTCAAAATGCCATCAACAGATTGGGCAGAACATAATCTAGTTTGGAAAGAAAAAGACCAAACTGCTAATTGTGAAATCGTTTTTACAACAGAACAAGAAAAATAATTAACCAAATATATTGTATTTTAGTAACAGTTGTGTTATAATACATGAATGAAAACAGATAAGTATGGTCAATTAATTTATAATCAGCACGATTTGTGCGATTTATTCCTACAAGATCCTACACGTACTATAACTAATGCATTAGTAGATAACCCTATTGAATTTAATGGATTTCTCTCATTAGAGAACTTGCCAAATTTAAAACAATATAAAAACTTAGATATTTCTTTGGAAGAATTTGATAGAATAAATCAATCAAATTGGAATATGCCCAAAGAATATTATGATTTTGATATTGCTAAATGGGTATTAGATCAGTGTAAAAATGAAGCAGAATTGCAACGTGCAGGGGATGAATTGATTAAATTCCAAGAACGTAAAATGTTTGTACTATTACAGTACCTAAAATATTTAGTTGATACTATGCGTAAAAACAATGTAGTATGGGGTGTAGGTCGCGGAAGTAGTGTAGCGAGTTTTGTATTGTTTTTGATAGGGGTACACCGTATAAATAGTTTATATTACCAATTAGATATTGGTGAATTTTTAAAATAAGGAAATATTATGGCTAATTATAAAACAGCAATGGGTAAAACAGTTGATATGTCAGCACTGGCTGCAAAAAATGAAAAAACAAGAGCGGTAGGTAATATGAAGGTCAATGCACGTGGTGATACTATTGATGCACAAGGTCGTATTACAAAAACTGCTACTGCTAAAGTAAATGATTCATACAATAGAACTGTTGGTAATCGTTCAGCACAACCTGTACGTAACAAACAAAAAGTGTCGGCACCCCCTCCTCCGTCTATTGATTTATCACAGCTTAATGAGATTGAACGTGAACTAGAAGAAAACTTAGAAGAAGAATTAGAAATTGAAAAAATTAAAGCACAGGAACTTAAAAAGAAATGAACCAATACAGCAAACCAGCATTTAGTCCAACAAAAGTAGATACAATGAGATTCTTTAATGATCATATCATTGTATCTGAAATGCATTTTGATGAACGTGTAACATCCGGTGGCATCATTATACTTGACGATGATAAGAAAAGTTCAGGGATTCGCCCTCGCTGGGCAAAGATATATGGTCTAGGTCCAGAACAAGATGATCCTCAACTAGAGATCGGTAAATGGATTCTTATTAGTCATGGTCGTTGGACACGTGGTATTACAGTTGAGACACCTTCGGGTAAACAGACGTTGCGTAAAGTTGATCCCAATGATATACTCTTAGTATCAGATGAGCCCATGGATGATGAAACAATGAGTGACAAGGTATTTTAATGATAAACTGGTTGAGAAAAAAAATACAAAACTTTTTGTATCCGCAGTATCCACAAGATAATGAGGCTACAGAAGCAAGAACTCCTAGAAGAGGTATTCTCACTAGAGGATCAAGCCTTGATAGTAGAGGGATGAGTTTTACTATTCATCAAGCTAATGGTGGATATGTACTAGAATATTCAGCATATGATGACAAGACAGATAGACACAATCACAATTTACATATCATACCATCTGATCAAGATATGGGTCAAGGAATAGCCCATATAATTACTTTAGAAATGTTAAGGAAATAAAAATGAATACAACAATGTATAGATCGGCAGAAGTCATTAACTCAGCAATGGCCAATGTTTATAAACATATGAGTTTTGCAATCATTACCTCAATGATTGTAAGTTATTTTGTAGGTTCTAGTCCAGAACTACTACAATTCTTTTTTACAGGTGTAATGAAATGGATTGTAATATTTTCACCACTAGTTGCTATTTTTGGAGTAAGTTATGTACTTGCTAATAATCCAACTAAACAAATAGCACAACTATGTCTACATGGTTTTGCGGCATTGATGGGATTAAGTTTTGCAACTATATTTGCAATATTTACTATGGGTAGTATTGTAAATGCATTTATGAGTGCCGCAATATTATTCGGTGTTATGAGTGGGTATGGATACTTTACTAAACAAAGTTTAGATAGTTTAGGTAAATTTATGTTTGTAGGACTAATTGCTATTATTATTGCAAGTATCGTCAATATTTTTATTGGTAGTACTGTTATGCAAATGGTTATTAGTACTCTGGCAATTATTATCTTTTTGGGTCTTACCGCATATGATACTCAAAAAATACGTGAAGAATTGATGGAAGAGGGTGATACATCAATTGCGGAAGTCCGAGGGGCATTGACATTGTATCTAGATTTTATTAATATCTTTCTTAACTTATTACAATTATTTGGCGGAAGAAAAGAATGAAGAATAGTCTTTGGGTAGAAAAGTATCGTCCTCAAACAATAGCAGACTATGTGTTTGTTAATGAAAGGCAAAAAAATCAAGTAGAGGGCTGGGTAAAAGATGGTTCTATCCCGCATCTACTACTATCAGGTGATCCGGGTACAGGCAAGACAACTCTTGCTAAAGTATTGATCCATGAACTTGATGTGAGCGAATATGATGTATTGGAAATCAATGCATCACGTGAGAATAGCGTAGACGTTGTACGTAACAAGATTGTTAATTTTGTACAAACAATGCCTTTTGGTAATTTCAAGGTTGTATTACTAGACGAAGCAGATTATTTAACACCAGCTGGCCAAGCGGCATTGCGTAACGATATGGAAGCATATCATATGACCGCACGATTTATTTTAACTTGTAACTATCAACATAGGATTATCCCTGCATTGAAGTCACGATGCCATGAATTTCATATTACAAAAACAGATAAAACAGAGTTTACTGCGAGAGCGGCAACTGTGTTAGTAAGTGAAAATGTTGTGTTTGAATTAGATGATTTGGATAGTTATGTTCGTGCTACTTATCCTGACTTGCGTAAATGTTTGAATCAATTACAAGTTAACAGTAGTACAGGAACATTGTTGTCATCACAATCTCAGAGTAGTGGAGAAGATGAACTATTAGTAGAAGCAACTAATTTATTCAAGGCAGGTAAGATCCTTGAAGGTAGACAACAACTATTGCAATATATTGCATTGTATCCTACACGAATTGAAGATACATATTCATGGATGTATCAGAACTTAGATTTATGGGGTAAGTCTAATGAGAAGCGTGATGCTAGTATTATCGTTATTAGAAATGGTTTAGCTAATCTAAGTATGGTTGGTATCCCTGAAATAAGTTTGGCAGCAACACTGGTAGAATTAACGGGTGATTTATGAGATATTTATTAATTACATTCATGAGGAAACCCGGTGGGCAAATTGATGAACAAGTAACCGTTTCTAAAAAAGTTAAACAAAGTGATTTGCAAACGTGCAATGTTATATTAGATTATGCTAAGAAAAAAGTAGATAAATGCGTAATTGAAGGCAAATCATTGGATAGAGATTGGATTCAGATGCATGAGTATTATGTAAAGATTTATCCTAATCTAATTGCACAACTTGAAAAAGAAGCAAGTATTACTGAAAAAACAAATGGGGCCTAAGCCCCATTTTTAACTGTATAAGTTAAGCACATGTTCAATTATCTTATGACGTTGAACAT